GACGAAACGCACACCGGCGATTCTGCCGATCTCGCCGCTGTAGATGTTTTCGGTATCGACGTACTGGTGGGGAGCCTGCCATTCAGGGTCTCTCATCAGATCAAAGGTCACGTCGGGGTGGACGATTGCCACATAGTTGCCGTTGATCTTGGGAGCGTTCATCCGCTTCAGAGTGCGGACCGCCATCTGGATGGCCTTGACGGTCAGGTAATGATTGGCGCTTGCGGTAGCGCTGCCGCCAACCAGGTTGGCGCGGGAAGCGACCTGGCCCTCGGCATACTGGACGTTCGTGCCGCCTGCCAGCACCTCACGGGTAATGGTATCCAGGGTCCGGCCCGCCTGACTGCCCAGCAGTTTGGTGGCCTGGACGAGCTGATTGTCGATGGCAGTCAGCAGCAGGATATCAGACAGTTCCACATATCCGCCGTACTGGGCGACAGTGGCGGTCAGCTTCTTCAGACTGAGCTTCTGGCCGTCAGGGGTGACGCCTTCGGTCAGGGGGGTCAGCGCCTTGGGCAGGGGATCGTACTTGCGGAACTCGATGGTCTTGCCTCTGCCCTTGGGAATGGGATGCTTCTGACCGAACTGGTCGTGGACCAGGAGGGGTTCCGCCAGGTCGATAAGATAGTCAGAATAGTAGGTCTTCATGGCCGGACTCAGGGTGGCATCCGTGGTCCGGTTGGTATAGGTATTATTGATGGGAATGTCGCCATTGCCGCTGAACAGCGCCAGGTTGATATCCATCAGCTTTAACATGGTGTTCATGGTGCTTTCTCCTTTCTTCGGGAGTGGGTCTAGAACTCGATCCACTCGCCGCGCTCGGATCTCCTCGCGATTTCTGCCCGGTCCTTCTTGCTGAGCTTCGACACGTCATTCTTGACGGTGAAGCTTGCCTTGCCCGACGCCCCCGCCTCCGCAGGCCGGGAGCCTCTGGCCCTGATATTGGCCGTGATCTGCCGCTCCGCCGCCTTTGCGGTGTTGGCAGCCACGCCCTGCATGATCTCGTCCATGTGGATCACCTGGAAGGCATGGTCCACCGGAACGCCGCTCTGGAGCAGTCTCAAAAACTCCGGGTTCTGGGCCTCCCGCTGGAGGTCGAAGCTGGGATAGGACCTCTTCAATTCCTCCCCCTGCTGCCACCACTGCCGGAGCTGGTTGTCCGCCTGCTCCTGCTGCTGTGCCGCCCGGATCTGCTCCCGCATCTCTGCGTTTTCGCGTTCATTCCTGCGGAACTGCTTGTACTGCTCCACGGTCATGCCGTTCTCATCGGCAGCGTCCTGCCAATAGGAATCGTCTTCCTCCATGGCAGCCATCAGCTTGTCCATGTCGCCGTCCGTCACTCCGTACTTGTCCCGGAGCAGGTCGATGACAGGAGACACCGCGTCAAGCTGTTCCTGCATCTGCTTGGTCTCCCCGAACCGCTTATTAAAGACCTTCTGGAAATCCTGATCCAGCTCGGACTTGAACTCGGTGCGGAACTCCTGATACCGTGCGGCCCTCTCGGCCTGTGCATCAGACGAGACCACTTCACGATCCCCGGCGTCAGGATCACCTTCTGCCTGCTTGCCGTACACGACATTTGCAAGCTCACCGCCCGATTTCTGGTTCCGTGGGTGATAGACCGGAACCTCTGCCTGGGGTCCACCCTCTGCGGCTCCTTCGCCGCCGCCGCCTTCCCCTCCGTCGAAAAGGACCAGGATGGGAAACAGCAGCTTCAGTTTGCTTTTCAGCATGACAATCGTCCTCCTAAATACCGCGGGATTCCGCCCGTGTCGGGTCCTCTCCTTCGCTTGCTATCCCGGAGGAGGCGCAGGTTTTTTCACTGCGTATATGGCCCCCTCCGGGACAACAAAAGCGGGAGGACGATTATAGTAAATCATCCTCCCGTGTTGCTTACGCCCCGTAAATCAGGACTTTTCAAAAATTTTTTCAGAAATTTCTGTTTTGATGAAATCCGAGTGCGCTTTCTCGATCTGCATCAGTCCGATGCAGGCCATTTGAAACGCCGCCAGGTCCCTTTTCCCGCCGGTCCACCGCAGGCAGACGTAGGCGTCCTCCATCCGCATGGTCTGGATATCCACGCCCTTTGCGTTGGTCAGATACCCGCCCAGGGCGTAAAGGATACCGCTGACAGCGGCGCATACCTTCTCGCTCCCCGTGGCGTGTCCCTGGACCACGATGGCCCTCTCCCGCTTCTGCGGCCTCGCCGCCCAGACCGTGGTCATGCCATCACCGCCTTAACTCACGCACAGCTCTCTTGACCTCCGCCTGGGTGAGCTGGTAGGTGACGGGTGTGGCCAAGGGATACACTGCCTGGAAAGGGGTTCCGGCCTGGGCCTGGGCAAGGCACCATGCCTGCATGCCGGAAGCGTCCTCCGGCTTATCCGTGTAGTTCGCATCGAACCGCAGTATGGCGCGGCACTCGTTGTACCAGTAGATGCGGGCCCCGTAGCCGTCGGTCTGCATCACCCTGGCATACCTGAAATGAGAAAACTCCACCGCATAGTTATCCTCCGGCTCCGGCGCACCGATCAGCCGGGTATAGAAGGCCGTTGGCGTGTATCCGCCCGCCACGCTCCACACATTCGTTCCGTCCAACTCCAAAAACGCATGGCTCACCGTCAGCACACCGCTGGCCGTATCCAGCGTCCCGCCGTACACATCCAGCACGCTGTCATCATCCCGCACCAGCGTCAGCCCCGGCAAGATGGGCCGGACATTCTCCGGGCTTGGTTCTCCAGTCCCGGTTTGTTTTGCTGTGATGTCATATTGGTTCTGCACGTCGCCGCCACGCAGGACAGCCCGCCAGTATCTGCTTCCCAGCAGCCCCAGCTTCGCCCACAGGTAATCCTTCGCAAAACCCATCAGACCACCTGATTCCATTCTTTCCCGTCGGCGTCGTACAGATAGACATCGCCCGTGTCGATCTCCAGCAGAATATCTCCGTTGCCGATATCGTAATACTCTTCCGTCGGCTTGGCGTCCGTCGAGAGGCAGTAAAACTCCCGCAGTTCACCTTTCTTTTCATGCACACTGACCATGATGCTCGCTCCTTTCTGTTGTCATGCCCCGCCTCCCGGCGTTGCCTGGTTGCTGTTGACGTTCATGTTCGGTCCTGCCCGCTCGGCCAATCTCTGACCATAGCTGGTCATGTTCTGCCTCTGGGCGTCCCGACCTTTCCGGTCCATATCGTTCCTGCCGCCGCTGTCAGGCTGGACAGCACCGCCGCCCTGCTCCTGCATCATGGGGTCGCCCATCTGCCCTGTGAGCTGCTGGACCGCCTGAGTGAGCTGTTGGACGAGATTCATCAGCGTCTGGCCCTGGGACACATATTCCCGGACCTTCTCGATCCCCTCAAACTCCATCATCTGGAGAGCGCCCATCGAAGCCTGCGCCTGCTCCGGCTGGAAGAATCCCATGGAGTAAAGCTCCTTCGCCCGCTCGTTCTGCTCCATCCGGGAGAAGACCGTCTTCTTCTGGGCCTTTACCTTGATGTCGAAGATGGGCCTCCGCAGCATCAGCTCCCCGGTTCCCGGCAGGCCAGGCATAGGCTGGGGCCGCATCCCTGCATTGTTGACCGCCACATACTGCCCCTGCCAAGGCTGATTCGGGTCCGTGATGCGGAACATCCTGGTCTCGTCGTAAAACTGCCGGATATCCTCGATCACCAGCTCCACGATCTGCCCGTGCGCCCGGAAGCCTGCGGAGATCATGTCCCGGCTCACCTTATTGCCCGCCTCCTGGAGGGCGGAGATGGCTGCCGCCGCCGTCACGCCGCCGCCGGTGGACCCGGAGTTGACGTCCCGGTTGGCCGTGGTCTCCTTCAGCTCGTCGATTTTATTCTGCAGCAGATTGATGTAAGCCGCCGACACCGGCTGCATGACGAACTGGGAGATGCGTCTATCATCCAGTTCGCCCTCCACATGGATCAATTTCCGTGTGGGGTCGAGGAATTCGTCCTCATGGACGTTGGTACTGGAGGACACCCACCACCTGGGGTTCGCCGCCATCCTGGCATGATCCAGCAGATATCCGTACAGCTTGTCGATGTACATCTGTGGGTCCTTTCCGATGGCGATGTAGCCAAAGCCCGCAGGCGTCCCCTTCTCCGGGAACAGCACGTCCAGCACCACAGGATACTTTCCGTGGTCGTAGAAGCCCCGCTCCGCCAGGTCCGGCTGATTCTCTGAGGCGTACAGCACGGTATCCCCTACGAACTTGCAGTAATGCAGGATCGTCCTGCCCCTGGGGTCCTCCCGCTTGTAGTACCAGTCCACAACCACGGACTTATTGGACAGGTCAATCGTCTCGTCGTAGTTGTACTTCTTCACGTCGATGGCATCCCCGTCCAGGTGGCCAATCTTGTCCGGGTACTGCTCCTCAAGCAAGTCCTTGTCCACCAGCTCCGTGATAAACAGGTTCCTGGAGTCCTGAATGTTCTCGATCCCCGGCTCCCAGAAGATGTTCAGCAGGTCCACCTGATGGATGTCGATGTCCCCCAGCCCGTTCTCCAGCTTTGGATTCCAGGTGATGCTGTAGCAGGCGGTCCCGTGCTTCAGCTTCTCCCACCACCCGTCGGAGTTGGTGTCCTCATAGTGCCGGTTCTCCATGATGACAGGGACCACGCTGGTCAGTATCTTCGCCGTCTCCTCGTCGCTCCGCTCCCTGGGCAGGATCAGAGGCTCCGGGACGTTGTCCATAGCGTCGGCGTGTTTATTCATGAGGACGTTAAACAGCCACGCAGAGGTAGGCTCCAGCACCTCCCCCAGCGTCCCCAGAGACGCCTTGCGGTTGCGGATAGCCTCCCAGTGCCGCAGCTCCCACCACAGCTCGTCCTCCACGACCCGCTGTTCCAGACGCTGCTTGCCTGACTTGTACTTCTGGAGGATGGACGCCGCCTCCTCGATCTCCTTCTTGCCGATGGCCTGGGGCGGCATGATGTCCGCCGCACCCATTGCCCCCGGCAGTCCGGGACCGGCAGGCCCGGCCCCCATCGCGCCGGGAGCCACCTGCATCCCCGCCAGGTCAGGCGGCACAGGCATCCCGGATGGGAAAGGAGGCGTCCCCAGCCCGTCCGCAG